CCGCATCCGCCGCCATATCCTTCAGCTCGTAAGCGAGCGGGAAGCGCAGGCCGAAGCGCGCTGCGAGCATCGCCCAGACCGGATTGACGGCCGTCGCCCCATGCAGGTGCGTCGACAGGCCGATATCGCGATTGTCGAAGGCGACGACATGAAAGCCCTGCGCCGCCAGCCCTTCGACGAACGGGTCCGGCCAGGCGATCAGCTGCGTGCCCAGCCCCATGATGAGCAGGACAGTGGGATCGGACGGGTTGCCGGTCTCTTCATAATAGAGCTCGACGCCGTTGGCGGGGACGATGGGCACGGGCGGCAATCCTGTGTGACGAAGCGATGACAATCCTCCATCAAAGGTTAGGGTTCCGTGCATGTCAAGCAGGGCCTGATTCAACTGCCCGTCCCACGCCGCTAATTCAGCGGACATGACCATCAGCATCACCACCTGCAACCTGGCGCTGGGCGAACTTCGCACGGCGTCGATCATCGACATCGCCGAGGACACCGTCGAGGCGCGAGAATGTGCGCGCTACTATCCGATATGCCTGCGGATCCTGCTCGAGCGGCACGACTGGTCGTTCGCCAATCGACGTGTCGCGCTGGCCGAACTGGCGGACAATGACCGTGCGGCGGAATGGGCGCATGCCTATGTCCTGCCGACCGGCTGCGCGACGCCGCTGCGTCTGGTCGCGGCGGATGGTTATGCGCCGGACTTCATCGTCGAGAATCGCATTCTCTACACCCAGCTCGGCAATGTGGTGCTGGAATATGCCGCTGGTGATGTGACCGACGGCGAAATGCCGGGCATGTTCATCGACGCGCTGGCCTTTGCGCTGGCCGCCCGCCTCGCCGTGCCGATCCGCGACAGCCGCGAGATGAAAGGGCAGTTGCTGCAACAGGCCGAATTATCGTTCCAGCGCGCCGTCGCCGAGGATCGCAATCGCCAGCCCGAGCATGATGCCGTGGGGCTGGATGCGGTCGCGCTGGTCCGGCTGGGGGCGGCGCTTGGGCGGTGGCTACGCTGATGGCGATGCGGACCGGCCAGGCCAATTTCTCCAAGGGCGTCATCTCCGACGAGTTGGTCGCGCGGATCGACGTCGCGGCCTATGCTAGCGGACTCAGGCGCGCCGACAACGTCATCCTGCTCAAATATGGCGGCGTGACCAAGCGGCCGGGCACGCGCCTGGTCGCCGAGGTCTATGCCGATGAAGGCGTGCGGCTGATGCCGTTCCAGTTCTCGCTGGCGCAGACCTATGTGCTCGAGATGGGCCAGGGCTATATGCGCCCGGCGGCGAGCGGCGGGCTGATCCTCGAGGACAGGCTGACCATCGCCGGCATCGTGCGCGGCGCGACGACGATGATCGAGGCCGCCTGGCACGGCTATGATGTCGGCGATCAGGTTTATTTCGACGGCGTCGAAGGCATGATCGAGTTGAACGGGCGCATCGCCCGCGTGGTGAGCGCGCCCGATATCAGCCACTTCGCGGTCGATGTGGATTCCAGCGGGTTCGGCGCCTTCACCGCCGACGCCGGGGGCGCGACGCGCGCCGGCCCACCGCCGCCCCCGCCACCGCCGCCGCCTGTGCCGCCACCGCCACCACCGCCGCCCCCGCCACCAACCGGCGGAGGCGGCGGCGGCGGCAATTTCTGCGTTGCCGACGATACGCCGATCCTGCTCGCCGATGGCAGCGAGATCGAGGCGCGGTTCCTCGAGGCGGGGATGATGCTGCGCACCCGCCACGAGACAACACTGGAATGGGGCGACTATCCGGTCGCCGCGATTTCCTTCGCCTGGCAGCCGGTGCTGGCCGCCGATGGCGTTCCCCGCGCGACCGCCGATCACCGCTTCTGGTGCGACGGTCGCGGCTGGACGCGCATGGGCGATCTCGGCCTGCCCGATGGCGAGGCCTGGGTCGCCAGGATCACGGTGGCCGAGGCACATACCTATGTCTCGGCCGGCGTGCTGTCGCACAACATCAAGGACAGGATGCCTGACGAATGAGTGTTGCCCGCATCTATCGCACGGGCTCGCCGTTCAACGGCGGCGAGCTGGCAGAGGTCGATTTCGAGCAATCGGCCAACATCATGTATCTCGCGCATCTGAACCATGTGCCGACCAGGCTGACGCGCGCCTCGCACACGGACTGGACTTTTGCCAGCGTGACGTTCAGCCCGACGCTCGTCGCGCCGGCCGGCCTGGGCGTGACGCCGATTGTCGGCAATTCGGTCACCACCGGCGATTCGTGTTTCCCGCAGCTGGCCACCTATGTCGTGACCGCAGTCGACGATGCGAGCGGGCAGGAAAGCCGCCCAGCGACCGGCGTCGGCGCAACCAACGATCTGACGCTCAAGAAGAACGTCAATGCGCTCGGCTGGACAGCAGCAACGGGCGCAACGCGCTACCGCATCTACAAGGCCGACAATACGCAGGCATTCGGCTATATCGGCCAGACGACCACGCTGTCCTTCGTCGATGACAATATCGGCCCGGATTACGCCGATGGCCCGCCGGTCGGCGACAACCCGTTCGACGATCTGGCTACCGCGTTCACCGCCTCGATCGCCGACACGGTGATGACCGTCACGGCGATCGCCAGCGGAACCCCCGCCGCCGGCAAGACGGTGTTCGGCGAACACGTGGCCGCCGGCACGGTGATCGTCCGACAATTGACGGGGATGCCGAGCCCGTTGGGTACCTACACCGTCGCGCCGGCGCAGACCGTGTCGAGCGCGGTGCTGACTGCCAGAGACCTGGGCAATTACCCCTCGACCGTGACCTTTTTCGAGCAGCGCCTGCTCTGGGGGCGCACCCTCAATCATCCCAATGCGATCTGGGGCTCGCGCTCCGGCATGTTCGAGAACATGGATATCTCGCGCCCGATCAAGGCATCGGATGCGCTGACCTTCGCCCTGGTTGCCGGCCGGGTCAACGCGGTCAACCAGCTGGTGTCGATGAACAATCTGCTCGCGCTGACCAGCGATGCGATCTTCAAGGTCGAGGGCGGGCAGAACGGTTATATCTCGGCGACCGATTTCGTCGTGCGGCGACAGAATGGGCGCGGCGCCTCGCGCCTGTCGCCGCTCGTCGTCGACAGCGTGTGCTTCTACCAGACCAGCGTCGGCAACAGCGTGCGTACGCTCGGCTACCAGTTCCAGACCGACAGTATCGACAGCAACGACGTGACGATCTTCTCGCCGCACCTGTTCCGCGGGCTCGACATCCTGTCCTGGGCCTATGCGCAGGAGCCGCGCTCGCTGATCTGGGCGGTGCGCAGCGACGGCAAGCTGCTGTGCTTCACCTGGGAGCAGGAACAGCAGGTATGGGGCTGGACGATCTGCGAGACCGACGGGCTGGTCGAAAGCATCTGCGTTGTGTCGGAAGGATCGGAGGACCGGCTCTATCTCACGGTGCGGCGCGGCGAAAAGCTGCTGATCGAGCGTATGGCGGCGGCGCGCTGGAGCGCGGTGGAGGACAGCTGCTTCCTCGACAGCGCGGTTTCCTATGCGTTCGACCCGCCGGCGCGGGTGCTGCGCAACCTCGATCATCTCGAGGGGCGGGCGGTTTCGGCGCTGGCCGACGGCAATGTCGTGTCGGGGCTGGTGGTCAGCGGTGGCATGGTGACGCTGCCGTTCGATGTGAGCAAGGCGTGCGCCGGCCTGCCGTTCAGCGCCACGATCGAGACGCTGCCGCTCGCCATCCAGGGCCAGCAGGGCTGGACAGTGGCCAAGCCGCAGACCCAGGCGAAAGCCGTGGTACGCGTGATCGACAGCCGCGGCCTGAAGGCCGGGCCTGACGACACCAGCCTGGAACCGTTGCGCGCGCGCTCGAATGAACCGCCGGGCGCGCCGAATGCGCTGAAGAACGGTTTGCTGGAGACCTGGCTGCGGCCCGCGATCAATGGCGGCGCGCGGCTGGTGGTGCGATCCGACGATCCACTGCCGATGACGGTGACCGGCGTGTATCTCGACCCCTCGGTGTCGGAATGAGCGGGCACTTCCCCCCTCTCCCTGGGGGAGAGGGGCAAGCTGCGCAGCAGCGCGGGGTGAGGGCAGGGCGCGATACTCTTGGAGCCGCCCTCACCCTTCCGCCCCTTCGGGGCTCCCTCCCTCTCCCACAGGGAGAGGGATCTTGATCACCATCCTCCCCGCCACCCTCACCCATATCGGCCCGATCGCGACGCGCATGCGCGTCGCCGACCGTGTCGAATGCGCCGCACTGGGCCACAGCCCGAAACAGGCGTTGCGTGCCGGCCTCGCTTCGTCATCCCCGGCCTGGACCGCGCTGGTCGATGGCCGGGCAGAGGCGATGTTCGGGCTGGTCGTGACCAGTGCGCTGGGCGGGGAGGGCAGGCCGTGGATGCTCGGCAGCGATGCGATCTACGCCCATCCGCGCGCCATGTTGCGGCGCGGGCCACGCTTCCTCGCGGCGATGTTCCATTCGGCGCCGCGGCTTTCGAACCTGGTGGCGGCGGACAATGTTCGCGCGATCCGCCTGTTGCGGCGCTGGGGCTTCACCCTCGACAAGGAGACGACGATGATCGGCAATATCGCCTTCAGGCTTTTCCACGCGGAGCGGCGCTGATGTGCCCGCCCGTCCTTGCGATCGCCGCCGCCGCGGTGACCGCCACCGGCCATGTGCTCAACGGCATCGGCCAGTCGCAGCAATATCGTTATCAGGCGCAGATCGACGACCAGAACAACAAGCTGGCCAGCGATCAGGCGCGCGATTCGATCGACAACACCAATCACGAAGCTCAACGCCGCTATCGCCAGCTCGCCGATACCCAGGGCAAGCAACAGGCGGCGATGGCGGCCAATGGCGTCGATCTCAATTTCGGCTCGCCGGCCAATGTACAGCGCGACACGGCGATGATCGGGGGCGAGGATATCGGCCAGATCTACAAGGCAGGATATCAGCGCACGCGCGGTTACGACATCGACGGCTGGAACTATCGCAGCCAGGCCGCCGCCAACCGGGCCAAGGCGAGCGGGGCGTTGACGCAAGGCATTCTGAACGGGCTGGGGAGTGCGCTCGGCTCGGCGTCGCAGATCAATTTCGGCGGCGGCAAATCGATCGCCAACAAATCGTAGCACCCGTGCCTGTTTGCGCTAAACGGCTGTTCGATGGGGTATCGTCTCGACACACTGGCCGACAGCCGGCGCAACAACCTGCGGATCATCCGCCTGGTCGCGGCAAGCGCGGTGATCTTTTCGCACAGCTATGTGGTCAATCTCGGCATCGGCGCCCTGGCACTCGAGCCGCTCGGTGCGTTGACCGGGGTCGATTGCGGCGCGCTGGCGGTGGATATTTTCTTCGTCGCCAGCGGCTTCCTTGTCGGGCGCAGCCTGTTGCGCGGGCGCGACCCGATCGACTTCCTGCTCTCGCGCGGCTTGCGCATCTATCCCGGGCTGATCTGCGCCGTTCTGGTGATGGCGTTGCTGCTGGGCCCCGTGGTGACGGATCTGGGCACCGGCGCCTATTTCCGGGACACTTGGCTTTATCGCTTCATCGCCTTCAACGGGACGATGTTCAGCCCATGGCGCTTCACGCCGGGACTGCCCGGCACCTTCGCCCATCTGCCTTACCCCAATGTCGTGAACGCCTCGCTATGGACCCTGCCGTGGGAGCTGTGGATGTATGCCTCGCTGCTTGGTCTGTACTTCGTGCGGGCGCTGGGCCGGGCCTATCCCGTCCTCTTGGGCGCGATGGCCCTGTCCTATGCGGCAATGGCGCTGCAGCTTTGGGAAATGGACCGCTTTCTAGCCCTCGGCATCCGCTTCCTCGCGATCTTCCACGCTGGCGTTGCTGCCTATCGCTATCGCGATCGCATTACCCTGTCCTGGCCGGCGCTGGCCGCGATCTCGACGGCGATGCTCGTCGTCGGCATCGCGACGCAATCGGCGCTGCTGCTGCCGCTCTGGCTCGCTTATGCAGTGCTGTTCGTGGCTTATTATCCACCGCTGGTGGTGGAGCGCTGGTGCGACGGCCCGGACTATTCCTATGGCGTCTATATCTACGCCTATGCCGTCCAGCAGACCCTGGTATGGCGCTTCGGGCCGATGGCGGTGTTCCCGAGTTTTCTGCTTGCCTGGGGCCTGACCATGCCGCTGGCGATGCTGTCCTGGCATTTCGTCGAGAAGCCGGCGCTCGCGCTGAAGGCCCGGCTGCGGTCGCGTCGGGCGCCGACGATGCGGGTGAATGCCACAGGTTGAATCGTCCTTCCGCATGGGCCTGCGCCAGTGTTCTTCCGGCCTGGCCGCGATCGTTGGAAAAATGGGATGGTGCACCGGACGGAATCCGAGGCAGCGACGAGGATCCCCGCGAGACAGGCGTTCGATCGCCAGATGCGAAAGAAACTAGCCTATAACGTTGAATGTAAGATGTTTTTCTACATGCTCTGCGACGGTGCGTCGCTGCTCGCGGACAGCGCCCGTACCAGCAGCCCGGACAGCCGCGAGACGCGCACCGGACACAGATAAAGAAGAGAAGAATATAATAAGGGAATCTACCCGTGCGCCCATATGGCGCCCGGTGCTGGTCGCGGGTTTCCTGCAATGATCATCGAGTGGCTTTTCCCTGCCCCATCGGGATGAAAAACCTTCTCGCGCCGTCATCCTGATTCAACCGACTCGCCACAGCATTTATTTCGCTGCCATTCGCAAAGGAGGCAGCACGCGTGGCGATCAGTCCGGATATCGAGAGCGGTCCATTCATCGGCAACGGCGCGCAGACCGCGTTTCCGTTCAGTTTCACTGCGATTACGCCGGCCGAGGTTGCGGTCGAGCTCGACGGCGTGGCGCAATCGGCGGGGTTCGCCGTCACGCTGGCCGATGTCGGCGGCACCGTGACCTTCGCCATGGCGCCGGCCGCCGGTGCACGAATCACGCTTCGCTCCAGCCCGGACTATTTGCAGGATAGCGTGTTCGAGAATGAAGGTGCCTACAACCTCGCCACGGTGAACACGATCAACCGTCGCCAGACGGTGCGGGCGCTGGTGACACGCGACCAGGCGGAGCGAGCGGTCAAGGCACCCGGCGGCGACGGTACCGACATGACGCTCCCCATGGCGGCCGCGCGCGCTGACAAGCTGCTCGGCTTCGGCGCGATCGGCGACGGAGCCCCACCGGCGGTTTTCGATATTTCGGCAAATGCCCTCGAAACCCTGGCCGGCGCGAACGGCGACATCGTGCTGCTCGCCGACAATATCGGCTCGATCGATAGCGTTGCGGCGAACCTGTCAGGCTCGAACACAATCGGAACGGTCGCCACGAACATAGCGCATGTCGACGCGGTCGGCGGTTCGATCGCGGCGGTCGGCGCGGTGGCAGGCGACCTGACGGCGATCAACGCGGTTGCCGGAAACGCCACCAACATCAATGCGGTGGCCGGCAACGCGACGAATATCAATGCAGTGGCATCCAATGCGACCAACGTGTCGGCAGTCGCGGCGATCTCCGGCAACGTGACCCAGGTGGCCAACGATCACGCCGCGTTGGTCGCGGTCGCGAATGACCTCGCCAATCTCGACGCGGTCGCGACCAACCTGCCGGCGGTCAACGCCGTCGTCGCGGCGGCGGTGACGCTCGGCGTGTTTCCGAACAGCGCAAATGTTGGTGGGAACATCCCGAAGGGTGCGATTTCGTTCAGCTTCACCGGCGGTTCGGGTGGGACGAACAGCGTCAATAATGTCGCGACGTTCACCGGGGGCACGCTGACGTATAATCCGCGCGTCCTGTACGACGTTGTTGGCGGTGCGGTGACGAATGTCCGCATGCTGTTCGGCGGCCTCTATATCGGGTCGAGCACGCCGGCCATGCCGGCAGTTGTGTTGGCGAACGGCGGCAGCGGAACCGTGACGCTGACGGGCGGGCTCTATTGCGCGGTTGGCCAATCTTATTGGGCGACGTCAGCCGAT